GGCCCTAAATCTTATTTCGCTTAATGTATTCAGCAGGTTTAGAATTGCGATAGACAGCGCGCTTGACAGCAGATTCAGAAATACCGTATTTAACGCTCAAGCCCTTATACGTTGTTTCACCCACCCTGTACTCAGCAACTAAATCAGCCTCATCTTGTGGCGTCAGTAATCTAGTTCGCCCCGGAATTCTCCCCCTTTGCCTTGCTGCCAGTTGACCGGCAATAGAGCGCTCCCGGATCATCGACCTTTCGAGCTGAGCAACAGCACCAAGAATCTGAATGACGAAGACGCCCATGCTATTGGTGGTGTCGAGAGGTTCCGTCACACTCTTAATCGTTGCGCCAACCCGCTCAAGATGGCGCAAGATGTCGAGAAGATCAAACAAGCTGCGCGCAATACGATCAATCTTGTAGACAACTAGCACATCGCCCTTGGACAAACTCGCCAAGCAGCGCGCCAGCTCAGCCCGCCCACGCCTAGACGCGCCGCTGGCCTTTTCCTCGAATACCTTTTCACAGCCCGCTTTGAAAAGGGCATCAAGCTGTAAAGCGGTGTCTTGATCCTGCGTGCTTACACGCGCATATCCGACAAACATATTCTCTCCTATGCAAATAGAATAATGGAGAGAAAGCCGGATTCAAACAAATACAGAGAAAAAGCGCCCTTTGGCAAAGGCCTGTTGCGCGGATACCGCAGTGCCATCGATTTATCAAGGGCAAGGGCTTCGCCGCCGTCCTCGCCCGGTCTCTTCGCTTCGCTACGAGCTGCGGCCTGCGGGCGGCCCCTTGACAAATCGCAGTCCCTGCTGTGCACCGTCCCTTACGGACATGGCCACCACGCGACGGCGTGGCGTCCACGTCCTACAGGAGAGCCGCGCCATGATTGCCAGCAACTACCGCAAGCACCCCGAAGCCCTCGCGCTGCAACTGCCGTTGCCCTTCGGCCGCGCGCTTATGTGGGCCCTGCCCCGGCCTACCACGCGCATCCTGCGGCAGATTCGCGCGGCCAGGGCGGCGGCTTTCGCGGCCATCGGGCGGATCGTGTACCTGGTGAAGGTAACAACGCCGCAATGGGTGATCGACGCGCGGCGGCTGGCGCGTGCGTTTCAGTCCCAGTTGCGCGATGCACTACGCGAGCTGGATTTTCAATCTGCAGATTGCGGTTGTGCATGACCAGTCAATCCACTTCTTGATGACCACGCACTTCGACCACACGACGAGCCGCAATCGGCCCACTCCAAGGAGGTTGACTACTTCCTCTTAAACTCTTCTGTTCGATGGTGCGTCATGTACTTTTCGTGCTCCGGTTTCAGCGCGATCTTCATTGAGGGCGTGATCCCAAGTTTGGTGGCTTCAGTGAAGAGGGGGGAAAGGCGAATCGACCCGTCGATCTCAAACGTGATAAAGCCCTTGTCGAACGCCTTATCCAGGTTTGGCGAAAGCAGCAACCCATTCCACTGATCCAATCGCTCAGTGTTTGTTGACTTCTTCCACGGCTTGATGTGAGACGCAACGAGGAGGCTGGTGTCGCTGAACCCCGTAACAGCACAGCTAGTCCAGTGCAGCAGCACCTTGTCACGGAACGTGCCTTGCCCGATCCTGGATTTGATCAGCGCTGTTTTCTCGGTTGTCGTCGTGGTCGGATCACCGAGGATATGTTCAAGGTCAGCCTGCATGTCGTCGCTACCGTTGCCCGCGAGGTATGCGGCAAACTGCGATAAGGTGGCGCTATACATATGGTGCCCACGCGCATTTCTCTCTTTAAAGACGGGCAGCCCCTGGATACTTTGGGAAAGAGCTTCAAGAGCCGAAGCACTGGTCAAGGCGATCAGAGGACCTGCAATTAGGCCGTTATCCATCGCCCATTCGGACAATGAGCCACGGAGCGCTCCGTCGTAGCTCCTCGCTGAAGACTTCGACAGCCCTTTGTGAATCATCCAGTCGTAGAAGTTCATACTGCTCAGCATCACTGGAATGTGTATCAGTCCCTGTAATTGGCCTCGAACACCTTGCGCGCGGCCATGTATTCATTGGCACAAGACGGCGTTGCGGAATCGACCTTGCACGATGGCGAGGGGGTGAAGACCTTGGAGAACGCTAGTTCCTTACGTTCTTTTCTCTCACGCTCCAGGCGAGAAGCAAGATCGAGAGCCGACCGGCGCGCGGCTTCGGCTTCGCGGGCCTTTGCGGCTTCGGCGTTGCTCTTTCTTACCTCACGTTGAATCTGTTCCGCCGCTTGCCTCGCAGCACGTTCCACGCGCCATTCAACGATGGATTCATAGGTCAGCAGCGCGGCCAGGGCACCGAAGAACACAGCCAGGAAAACGACGAAGAAAGCGCCCAGGAATGCGCCTTCACTATGCTCAATTTCTCGACGAAACACGTAGCACCCTCCCCTCTATGGGAAAGATGCTACCAGGGAGGCTAGAGGATGGAACGCACGCGCGCGTTACGGTCCTGCAGCTCAGCTTTCCAGGCGTCAGGCAAGGGCATAGCGGATTCCTTGGTGCTGTGGTCCTGCGCCATCAAGGGTTCGCGCTGCGGCTGGTGTTCCTCGCCCTCTTTCTTGTCTTTGCCCTTGCCGTCGCCCTCTTCCCAATCCATGAAGAAGCCGTGGTTCACGATTTGCATGCAGGTGCCGCGACTGGTTTGCAGTAGGGTGCCCTGCTGGGTGTAGCAACGGCAGTCGCCGCGCATGGTGATGCAGGCCGCAGGGTATGGCGCGCGCACGGGCTTTGTGACTTCATCGTAGGCCGGCGCGGTATGCGGGAAATCCGGCAGGCGCGGCATGCGCTGGGCCAGGAAGTATTCCGTGGTGGTGGTATCGACGCGGGGAGGTTCCGCCGTGGCCGCCGTGGCAGGTTTGCCCTGGGCATCCTCAGCCTTTTTGCCCTTGGCCGTGATGGACGAGAACGCGAACCAAAAGAGCGCGATGGCGGCGACGAGCGCGAACAGGAATACCCAGACCTTCTTGGGGATTTTGGGTTTACCCGTATGGAGACTGGCGCTTTCGTACCAGCCGTAGACCTCTTTGGGGAAGGGGACCGTTGTGACCTCAGCGGATTTTCCGGAGCCTTCTTTCTCGCAATTCGGGTTGACGGCGGCCCACTCCAGGACGCTTACGAGGTTCGCGCCGAAGGTGCGTTTCAAGTGACGATGCCAGCCCGGAGAGCCGATGAGACGGCGCACGAAGGAATCGATGTTCTGAGGGTGCTGGGTGATGAGGTAGAAATCGAAGCCGCGCCGCCGATGTTCCGCGAGCATGCGGATGTAGTCCGGAGGCACGCTGCTGGCGGGGCGGACAGGAAAATCGTTGTGGCATTCATCGACCAGGAAGATCGTGCCATCGGGTTCATCCTGCCAATTCTTGATGTCAATATTCTTCCAGCTCGACAACTCGCCGCCCTCAACGGGCTTGAACCGGCCATTGTGGCAAACAGGCCGGGATTCTTTTACGCTGCGCTCGCGCACCCAATTGAGGGTATTGAGGGTTTTGCCTGCGCCATTGGCACCAGTGACGAGATACAGCATATCAAGCCTTCAAAACCCACTTTTTGAACGTATCACTTTGAACGCCGTCGAGAATAAGGCGCGTTGTGACGGCACTCGCAATGATGCTGATGGCTTCGCCGACGCGCATATAGGCAACGAGGGAGAGCGCTTCACCGGGCAGGCCCGTGAGGGCAGAAACGGCTTGGCCTTTAAGCCAAGTTACGGATGAATCCAGGCCCTTATAGGTTATGACGGACAGGCCCAAGGCAATGAATATGCGCCCCACCATGGAGCCCACAATATTCAGGAGCATACCGCCAATGGCGGCAACGAATACAGGCATGATTTCCTCCTTTAAGTACGGGTAAGGATTCGCAATGCAACAAGGAACGCTACAGCTACCAAGGCATCACCAGCCGCGCGAAGGTATGGGCAGACCTCATTGAATGGGATGGTGAAGGTAGTCCCCATGACCGTGAATTGTTTGTTCGCGATGCACGAACCGCCACCGATGGCGCTGCTTGTCTGGATTTTTGAGGCGATGTTTTCCTCTTTGTTGTCATCCAAATCCTTGGTTTGATCGCCCTTTTTATCCTTGTCCTTTTCGTAGAGCTTGGATTCGTCGCTTTCAGTGTCGAATAGCTTGCAATTGCGCTTGTGCTGCTCTTTGGCTATAGCGCACTGGACGGCATCGCCCTTACACGAAAAGTCAGATTCACAAGAGCCCGAAAAGCCTTTTTTGCAATCCTCCCCCTCGCAATCGCCGTCACCGTCACCGCTACCGCCGCCACCCGTAGTGCCGCCGCCAGTAGTGCCGCCGCCAGTAGTGCCGCCGCCAGTAGTGCCACCACCGCCCGGATCGGTAGGGTTGTCGCCACCACCACCGCCCGGATCGGTAGGGTTCTGACCATCACCGCCGCCAGGGTTAGTAGGCCCGTTGGAGACGCACTCCCCGGCCCCATTGCGGACATGATCCGCAGGGCAGGAGAGGACGCAACTAGTACCAACCTTTTCCATGTTTGCGGGGCAAGAGCTAGTACCGCCGTCCCCAGTACCGCCGCTACCGGTGCCAGTGCCACCCCCGGTAGTCCCACCCCCGGTAGTCCCACCGCCAGTAGTCCCACCGCCAGTAGTCCCACCGCTAGTACCGCCGTCCCCAGTACCGCCGCTACCGGTGCCAGTCCCACCCCCGGTAGTCCCACCGCCAGTAGTGCCGCCACTGCCAGGATCACTGCCACTACCAGGGTCAGTAGTGCCACCAGGACCGGGATCAGTCGTGCCACCAGGGCCAGTAGGGTTCTGACCGCCATTACCACCGCCAGGATTAGAACCGCCGCTACCCGGAGTGCAGGACGACCCTGTATAAGTGTAATAGGACGTGCAATTCTGATCATCGTGACAAGCCTTCATGGTATATGTCGCCATACACGAAAAATAACAGACAGCGGAGTCACTAGAGGCAGAGGTAGCCTCGAACGCAACCGTATTACCCTTCTTACGCTCACATTCGCTAGGGCATTTACCGTTCACCTTATCCGACCCGTCAGGGCATTTCTCAGGGACGCATTGGCCACCCACGCGGATTTCATCCTTGCCACATTGGTCAGGGACACACGCGCCGCCCTCTTCGTGCTGGCCTGCAGGGCACGGGTTTTTTGGACGGCATTGACCGTCCTTTTCCTCATAACCCTCAGAGCAAATGCATGACCCACCTGATTTAACTGAATTGGCCGGACATTTAGAAACCGCTTTGGTAACTAGGCATGCCCCAACTATTGAGCCACTAAGTGTTTTGTAATAGCACTGAAAAGACCCTGGCATATAAGAAATCTCAGAGGAAGAAGAGAATGTATAACCAGGGTTATTAATAGTGGCTCTACAACCAGAAGTGCATGCTTGCTGCGGAGAAGAATAAACAGTGCCATCCTTATCCCCCGTCCAACCATCCTGAGGCGAAAGAGCAAAAGAAGCACCAGAGTAAAGCACAAGAATTGAAAGGATCAAGCGGAAAATATTAGCCATACCGCCCCCAGTACTGCAACGATTATCCAGATACCCATGATTTGCCCCTTTTTGATGCAATCTGATGCGCATTAAAAAGGGGTTCCGAAGAACCCCATTTGCCGGTTAGGGCTTAGCTGAGAGCGCGGCGCACCCACTTGAAGGCAGCAGCAGCCACCAGCACCAGCAGCACAGCGCCGCCGATGGCGACCACCGAGGCGACGTTGCCGCCGATTTCAGTGGTGACGGCGGTCACGTCTACTGCGGCATTGGCCGCACCGGCACTGATCAGCGCCAGAGCAGGCATGGAACGGCGCACGAGTTGGGTCTTGAACATCTTGTTCATGGTTTCAGTCCTCTTGAGTTGATGAATTGCCGTCAGATCGAAGGGTCTGGATCAGGGCCCGAAAGGCCCAGCCCGCAGCCCATACCGCGAGGACGGCGCCCGCGATTTGTGCGCCCTCCTCTACCGTCATTTCGAGGAGAGGAAGGCTGTGTACGACCGTGACCGTGCAGGCCGCAGCGCATTGGATGACTTGGGGGTCAGCCATGGATGCAGTCCAAATCCACGACCAGGGGGCGATGGAATGGCTCTGTGTGGTCTTCGATAAGCTGCGCGCAGCTTTCGAGGTCTTCCACAACGCCCGCTTCGCGCAGCAACATCACCCATTCCGGCTGGCCGTCCTCAAAGGACGGGGCCAGGAATTGGCCGGTGGTGCCGGACTGGATGACGTAGCGCGGCATTACGCAGCCTTGGCCTGGGCGGCGGGTTTGATGGCGAGCAGGGTCAGCTTGGAGGTCTGGTCTGCACCGGCGACCACGTCGAATTCACACAGCACGGGAATGCCGGTGGCGGGCCAGTTGTTTTTGAGGTGCGCCCACTTTTTGAATTCTTCGGAGGTGCCGCACTTGAAGGGGCGCGTGACGACGCCGATACTGTCGCCGCTGGAGTTCGCGCCGAGGTCAACGGAGATATGGAAGGTGGTGGAGTCGTAGCCACGGCCTTCGATCTCGCCCTTGCTGGATTTGATGCCGTGCAGGACGGCTTGGCTTTGGAGTTTCATTGCGTTTTCCTTTGGGCCTTTAGATGGGCTGGAGTCCGACACGGCCATAGCCGGAGCCCTGTATGCGTTTCATGAGCCGCGTTGCGGCGGTTTCGAGTTCGCCCGTGCCGAAGCGCTGGAGACGCCCGGGGAGCTTTTGGTGTTCGCACACGCTGATGAGCTGGTCTTCGGTGGCGTGTTTGACGAGGAAGGCCAGGGAGGGGCCTGCGGTGTTGCGCGCCCAGCGCAGCACGCGCGAGACTTCCGCCGAGACGGTTTCCGCAGCCAGGCGCGGGAGTGTCTTGACGGGTTCCGGTGTGGCCTGGGCCTGGGCTTCGGCCAGGATCAGGGCGTGCCAGTCACTGGCACCGGCGAAGAAGTCGGCGGGACGGCGCAGCATGTCGGAGGGCAGTTCGCGCAGCTTGTTTCCGTAGCGCAGTTCGACGCGCTGCCACGGGCTGGAGGAGTCAGCGCCGTAGAGCTGGTGGCCTTTTTCGTAGACGTTCGTTTGCTTGCCCGCCTCTTTGCTGCCGAAGTAGAAGGAACGGGCGCGGCCGTTGCACCAGTCGCCAACTTGGTTACAGCTTGGTTTGCGGCCCCAATGGTTCATGGCCCCGGCCATGTAGTCGACGCGGATGCGTTCCAGGCCGCCTGTGATGCCGTCGAAGAAGTCGAGGGCGAGATCGACGCGGGTCAGCTTGGCTTCGGTGCGTTCGACGATGGCGGCCAAGCGGCGGTTGAAGCCGGGTTGTGCGAAGGTGCAGGCGCTGCCGTAGACGTTGGCATGGATGGTTTTGGCCTGGGCGTGCTGGCGCGGACTGTCGCCGCTGGAGAGGAAGCCGACCCATGCGCATTCGACTTCGTTGCGCACGATGGACCAGCGAAAGCGGTAGAAATCATGGCCCTTGCGCAGCTCAGGGAAGACGCTGAATTCGGGGCCGAGGGCTTCACAGACCTCTTCGGCCAGGGTTTTGGCCTGGGCACTGGCGGCGAAGTCGGAATCGGGGAGTTCGCGCAGGATGCGGGCGAGCTTGGCGGTTCGCTGGCGCATGGCGTCGAGGTTCCAGGCCGAGATGGGCTCTATGTCCTGATTCAGGGGGAACAGGGTTTCGACGTCAGGGATTGGGGCGTGTTTGAGCTGGACGGTGAAGCGCACCCAATCAACGTGTACGGGGGTTCCAGT